CAGGGGGTGGTGGAGACTATGGTGGTGGTGGGAGTTCAGGGGACTGGTAATGAGTCAAGTATACCATGAAATGTTCTATGATAGAGACCACGTAATTAGTGAATTCTTCCGACCCAGTTATTATTCCGGAGCTAACTGGGAGCAAAGAGAAAAAGAAGAGCTAGCAAGACGTAAGGAATCTCTTAAGGATGTAAATATCCTTTTTGCAGTATACCAGCCTGGATGTTATTGTGGTGATGCATTTGTACTCTACGAAGAAAACAATAATCTGTACGAAGTCAATGCATCCCACTGTTCCTGCCATGGTCTAGAAGGTCAGTGGAATCCTGAAGAAACAACCCCACAAGAGATTCGTTACAGAGTTAAGAATGGTGCCTTAGGTAAATGGCACGATTATGGTATAGACTACAAACCCATTATTCTAGAAGTACTAGATCAATTTGAGCAAAAAACTAAATCCTATTATCCAAATTCTTAACCAGAAGTTAGGTGAAACTGGTTTAAGAATTACAAGAGTCGTTAAGGAACCACCAGAAGGAGCAGACTGTAAAGATTGTCAACACTTTGGTAAAGTAAGAGGGCCTACTCAGAGTCACTGCTTTATGTTCTACTACCGAGTAGACTTACAGCCATGTGAAGCGTTTAAACGTAACGATCCAGCAACAGAGGTTTGTTAATGATTCGGGTTAATGGCAAAGAAGTTGTATCTGGATACTTTCCTGCTGGGGAAGCAATCGTCAACGTTCTTTCAGCCTTGTCACTCTATGAAGATCTCATTGAGTGGATGTACAACGATGATGGTGAGCTTATTGAGCTTGCCCTCATTGTTGACGCTATACGAAGAGTGAAAGGCGATACTACAGACATCATCCTCTCTATTCCATATATCCCATATGGGAGGCAAGATAGAGTAGCAAATCAGGGTGAACCTCTCAGTATCAGAGTAGTTGCTTCTCTTATTAACAGCTTAGACTTTAAAGAAGTCTGGACTGTTGATCCTCACAGTGACGTAACAAACGCGCTGTTTAACAATCTTAACATTGAGGAGATCTCACCGAGGTTCTATGAAACAATCCAAAAATATCCGGGGGCCTGCTTGGTTTCACCTGACGCCGGAGCAACTAAGCGTGTTGAGAAAGTTGCAAGAGCAGCCGGAGTACTTTCCATTATACAGTGTACCAAGGTACGTGAGACGACTACCGGCAAGCTCTCAGGGTTTGCTGTTCACTCCGACTCCGTTGGCGATAGCCCTTTGGTCGTCGTGGATGACATCTGTGATGGTGGAGGTACATTCGTGGGCCTTGCCCCTTTACTCCGTAAGATCACCACAGGACCTCTGATCCTATACGTTTCTCACGGTCTCTTTACTAAGGGTAAAGAAGAGCTTCTTAAACACTACACCGAGGTAGTCTCGGCTTACGACTATGTACGTTAATCCTATCCATGCTATTGATTTCTACAAGTCAGGTCATATCTACCAGTATCCTCCGGGTACTCAGATGGTTTACTCAAACATCACCCCTCGTGCAAATACGAGAGGTATCAAAAGTAAGCTAACTGATGGTAAGGTAGTGGTCTATGGCATTCAAGGCTTCATTCAGTGGTTCTTGATTGACTGTTTCAACAAGGAGTTCTTCCGTAGGCCTTTAGACAGTATTATTCACGAGTACAAAGCTCGGATGGATACTGCCCTTGGGCCTGGAGCAGTTGGTACAGACCATATTGTAGATCTACACAAGCATGGATCTCTGCCTCTCTGTATCTTAGCTCTACCTGAAGGTACACGAATTAACCCGCGTGTGCCATATGCAGTACTGTACAACACGCATCCTAACTTCTACTGGCTCACAAACTACATCGAGTCTGTGTTCTCAGCAGAAACATGGAAGATGGTGAACAATGCAACGATTGCTTATGAATTCCGCAAGCTTATCCAGCATTGGGCGATCAAGACCATGGGTAATGCTGACTTTGTCCCTTGGCAGGGCCACGACTTCTCATTCCGTGGTATGTCAGGATTGTATGATGCCATGGCCTGCGGATCTGCACATCTTACTTCCTTCCTTGGCACAGACACAGTCCCTGCCTTAGACTATATTGACGAGTACTATCCAGATGAGAATGAGTTTCTGGGTGGATCAGTAGTAGCAGCAACTGAGCACTCAGTAATGTGTGCTGGTATTGCTGAGTCTAACGAGTTAGATACATTTAGCAGACTCCTGGATATATACCCAGAAGGTGTAGTGTCTATTGTATCTGACACTGAGGACTACTGGAACGTAATTACAAACATTATTCCTCAACTCAAGGAGAAAATTCTTGCCAGGAAACCGAATGCGCTTGGTCTCGCAAAGACCGTTATCCGGCCTGACAGTGGGGACCCGTACAAGATCCTTGTTGGCGATGAAGCTGCTCCAGAAGGTTCTCCGCAAAGGAAAGGAACAATTGAATGCCTCTGGGACATCTTTGGCGGAGAAAGAAACTGTCTTGGATACAGAACGCTTCATGAGCGTATCGGCACAAGTTATGGGGACTCCATCACCCTTGAGCTTGCCGAACGAATCCTTGAAGGATTAGCTGCTAAGGGTTTCTCCTCAGCCAACCAAGTGTTCGGTATTGGTTCATACACGTACCAGTACTCTACACGAGATACTTATGGTCAAGCTATCAAGGCCACGTACTGTATTGTCAACGGTGAAGGTAGAGAAATCTACAAGAATCCCAAGACAGATAGTGGTGTAAAAGCTAGCGCCCGAGGTATCCTTCAGGTACGTAGGGATGAGTCTGGAGAGCTAGTCCTTGTGGACAGGCTACCTGAAAATGAAATGTGGCAGGGTGAACTCAAAGCTGTATTCATGAATGGCAAGCTTATTCATCAACAAACCTTTGGAGAAATTCGTAGAAGGCTATGGGGCTAAAAGAAGAACAACAAGAGCTAGTACAAGTAGCTGCCATTATTGCTGCTAGTCTAGTTCACCCACTAAAAGAGGGAGTACAGTACTCTAACAAGGTCATTGCCCGTAAAGCAGTAGAGCTTGCTAGAGCTGTTATCCAAGAAGTTAATGACAGTAGCACTGATTGATGCTGACTGTGTAGCGCACGCTGTGGCTTGGAACTTTCCAAAGCTGAAGGAACTTGGCAAGGCATGGCGTGCCTTTTCACGCAGCATTCGAGACATAGAAGAAGCAGTATGGGCTGACCATAGTAATATTGTAGTAAAAGGACCAGGCAACTATAGGGACTACATCTATTCTGAGTATAAAGCTCATCGAGTAGGAAAAGAATCTAAAGTAGAAGATGGTGTAGTTAATGGTCTTAGAGATAGAGCTGTGTCAGAGCTTGGGGCTATATACTCGTATGGTAGAGAGTCAGATGACTTCCTTCGTATATGGTCTATCGAAGCTGAGAATGCAGGTGAAGAGTATGTAGTATGCTCTAACGATAAAGATCTGTACTGCATTCCTGGTAAACACTTTTCTACTAAGACTCATCAGATTCGAAATATTACTAAAGCAGAAGCTGAGAGACACTATTGGGAGCAGATCCTTAAAGGTGATATGACAGACAATATTCCTGGGCTTCCAGGTATTGGCCCTGTTAAGGCTAAGAATCTACTAAAAGATTGCGACACAACTGAGGAATATAAAGCTGTAGTTGAAAGATGCTACAAGCAACAATACGGGCCGGATACATGGAAATCATGGTTGCTGTCTAACGGCAAAATGATCCATATCCAACAACACGTTGACGACTACTTTACCTTTTGATAATGGCCACTGGAAGTTTATAACACAGTTAGACTTTAACAAGGCAATTGGGTTCATATATCTAATCATTAATGCTCTTACCGGGATGATGTACATTGGTAAGAAAATGTTTAGAGGTATGGGTAAGAAAAATAAAAATCAACAATCCAATTGGAGAGTTTACACAGGATCTTCTAAGTTCTTACAAGAAGAAATAGAGATATACGGGAAGGAAAACTTTGAGTTCTACGTAATAGAACAGTATTATACTAAGGGTGGATGGTCATGGGCTGAGATATGGTCTCAAGTAACCATGGAAACACCTAGCAATAATGACATGTGGTATAACAAGCTAATTGAGAAGTGTTCATGGAAGGTCACTGAGCCTCCAACACTCCTTCATCGAGATAGACTACAAGAATTAGTCCGCAGGGGCTACTTAATCGCTCGTGGAAACTAAAAAGCTAATTGGATTTGTATTTGTTGTAGCAGCAATTGCTATTGGTCTAAGACAGTCTATACTGATCTTTGGGAGTGGAGAGCCTTGGAGCTCTGCTGATACTCTAGTGTTAATGCTGCTGTATTTGGTTATTGGTGCTATCGCTATGTCATGGCCATCAAAAGATGACGATGATGATGACGATGAAGGCGGTAAGCACAAGTATGCTTAATGGGTAAAATTGTAGAAAGAAACTTACCATGCTATGACCAAGTAGAGTGTCAATCCTCTGATGCTAGACAAATGTATGAGGATGGTACTTCCTACTGTTTTAGCTGTGGTTCATTCTTTCCTAAGGGTGGAAAGAAAGAAAAGAACAATAATAAAATGACTCAACAAAAAGTTTCTTTAGAAGAAGTAGATACCTATGAAGTAAGAGGCTTTAAAGAACGTTGTATTACTAAGAAAGTAGCTGAACAATACAAAGTTAAAGTTTCTTACGATGAAAAGGGTGAGAT